AACGCAATGCTTGTATGTAAACATCAATACTGGATCGTCTAACGGTACAGTTGATATTGCCGTGTACGGCGATGTTGTGAGTTTCTGATGATTTCAATATTCGTAACCAATTTAACTGAAAAGAAACTGGTAGATGGTTTTGCTGGCGTGAAGTATACCTTTTTGCCAGGTGAACCCGTTGAAGTTCCTATTGACGTTGCCAAGCACGTTTTTGGTTACGGAGATGAAAACAAAGAACCTTATTTGGCTCGGCTTGGCTGGATTAAGACCACAAACGATATTGAGGATGGTTTAGCTATCCTTGCTAAGTGGACTTTTTCCGACAAGCCACCAGAAAAGAACCATTCGTTATCCCCGGTGGTGGAAAGAGTACCTCTGCGAGCTGTTAAGCAGACAGAGGGAAAAGTCCGATCTGTTGCTTAAACTATGGAACGTAAATGTCGAAAACCCTCTCCGGTTATATTACGGAAGTCAGACGTTTATTGCATGATGCCAACGCTAATTTTTACACGGATCAGCAACTAACGGACTATATTAACGCTGCCCGAAACCGGTTAGTGCGTGATACAGGCTGTCTGCGTACTATCCAGGTTATACAAGCCCCCGCACCACCTGCAACAACAATTAACAGTGTCACAGCAACAAACCCTGTGACTTGGCAAGCAAGTACCGCTTATACAGCCGGTCAATTCTTGTTTAGCAACATTTTTACTTATCAAGTCACGACTGCTGGCACAACCGGCACAACTGCGCCCCCGTATCCGTTAAGTAGCAGCTCAAGCTACAACAACTATCCACCATCCACAGAATTTTTTAATGGAACGTGCGGATTAACGTATGTTGGCAATGTTGAGCAGATTCCGTTTAGCACCTTGCCACAAGGCCAGCAAACCCTAGACATTTTGAACATCAATTTGTATTGGGGTAATAGTCGTGTGCCATTAGATTACTTGGCTTGGACAGATTTCAACGCCAGGTTGCGGTTTTGGCAGAATTACATTGGTAGACCGTGTGCTTTCTCGGTTTATGGTCAAAATACCATTTATATTGGTCCTATACCGGATCAAATTTATCAAATTGAGATTGATACGGTGATTTTGCCGACTGATTTGGTATTAACCACGCCAACGGTTACAGATTCCATTCAAGACCCGTATACAAGTCCTGTTCAATTCTATGCGGCGTATTTAGCCAAGTATTACGAGCAATCGTTTGGTGAAGCAGAAATTTACAAGCAAGAATATTCAAAACAAGCTATTTCTGTGTTGAATACTGTCTTTAATCGTCGTATTCCTTCTGCTTACAGCAACATTTATTAAGATGGCTACGGCAGAGCAAAAAAAATCATATCAAGTTGTCAAAACCTTTCGTGGCCTTGACACACAAGCCAATCGCACTGCTATCAAAGATGATGAGTTTTCTTGGCTGGAAAACGCTCAACCCATTGGTTATGCCAACTTAAAAATTATTCCCAATTACAACACGGTGAGTATTTCCAATACCGCTGTGACATGGGCTAATACCGCTACAACACTTGCGTCTGGCAGCATCAATGTTAAAGATTACATTGTGGCGTTTGAAGCAGACGGTAGTGCTGAGTATTACAACGCTACTGACGGAACAAAAGGCACAGTTGCTGCATCCGGTACGTTTAGCGGTTCAGGTGTACAAACTGCACAATGGAAAAACAATAATTTATTGATTCTTGATCCGTCCAAAGGTTATTTTGCTTGGGATGGCAATAATGTTGTAACCATTGGTTCTGTTGGCATCATTGCGGTGACTAACGGCGGTACTAGTTACAGCAGTCCAAGCGTGAGTATTGGCGCACCTGGCACAAACGGTACGCAAGCCAATGCGGTGGCAACGGTGTTATCCGGTGTAGTCAAAACCGTATCGCTCTCTGATGCTGGCTCAGGATATAACTCAGCCTCCCCGCCAAGCGTCACCATTCTGGATAGTGCTGGTAGTGGTGCAACGGCAATTGCAGGAGTCGTGACGTTTGCAACCGGTACGGCATCAGCGGTAGTGGTAACAGGTGGTAAAGGGTATACCAACTCAGCTAATACGGTTGTGTCATTCTCAGGCGGGGGTGGTTCAGGTGCGGCAGGTACGGCTGTTCTGTCCGGTGGTCAGGTTGTTGAAGTAGTGATTACTAATCCAGGTTCAGGTTACACCAATGCGTCTAATTTAACGGTGACTGTATCAGGCGGTGGTGGAACAGGCGCAGTGCTTAAAGGTATTGTCAATTCTGATTCTAATGTTGGGATTGCATCGTTTAGCGGCAGGGTATGGATTGCGGCTGGGCGTACCATTTATTATTCAGCAGTCAATTCTTATACAGATTTTACGTCTGTATCGGCTGGTTCGTTTGTGTTGACCGACGAAACCTTGCACGGAAATATCCAGCAAATTATTTCTGCTAATAATTTCTTATATATCTTTGGTGATGACAGTATTAACGTGATTTCTAATGTCACGGTGGATACGAGTGGTGTGACGGTGTTTACGAACACCAACATCTCAGCATCAGTTGGATCAAAGCGTCCTTACGCAATATTCCCGTATTTTCGGTCTATTTTGTTCTTAAACGACTATGGCGTGTACGCTTTAGTAGGAAGTACGACAACTAAACTGTCTGACCCGCTTGATGGATTGTTCCCTAATATTGACTTTACTTATCCCATTTATGCGGGACAAGTATTGCTAAACAATATTTTGTGTGCTGCGTTTAACTTTAGATATTATGACGCAACGTTTACGCAAACGTATCGGTATATTCAGGCGGTGTTTTTTGAAAAGAAATGGTTTTTAACGTCACAAGGCGATAACTTAAAATACATTACTTCTGTGCCATTGAACGGTAAAATTACATTGTTCGGCACGGATGGATCAACGCTTTATCAGTTGTATCAGAATACGTCTGGATCAATCACCAGTCGGATACAAACGGCTTTGTTGCCAATGACTGATCCCATACGGACTAAGCAAGCGTTAAAGATTGGCATTGAAGCAACGGCTACCAATATTAGCTCAGTAACGATGTCAGCCACGGTGGATTCTGAGACGGGTTCAAGTCCAGCGTATACGTTGAGTTCTTTAGTGGCTTGGCAAAATAATAATTTGACAACGATTACCTGGACAAATAACAGCAGTACGACGATTGGCTGGGGTCAGATTGGATATAGTTTGTACAAAACAGACGCATCACAGTATGGAAAATATCTTGGCATTACAGTAACATCAAGCAATCCCGCTTTTACTGTAAATGGATTTGAATTTGAACATGAATTAAGAGTGAGGTTCTAATGACTGTCCCCTATACTTTTGCTACGGCAACCACTGCAATCCCGTTATCACAACTGGATTCTAATTTTGCGACAGGCATCACTCTTGGTAACACCACGGTGTATCTGGGTAACACCACAACATCGTTTGGTAACGTCACCCTGACAAACGTCACCGTCTCAAGCGGTAATTTATCGTCTGGTGTGACAGTCACTAATCCAACTATCACCAACTATGTAGAAACGCTCTATACAGCGACGGGCAACACAACGGTATCGCTGAGTAACGGAACGATACAAAAGATCACTACAAGCGGTTCTACGACGATTACGCTACCTTCTAGCGTATCAGGTAAGAGTTTTACTGTTCTGGTGTCGTATGCAGGTTCTGATGCGCTAACGTGGGCGGGTGGCACAACATTAAAATGGGCGGGTGGTACAACGCCAACGCCAACATCTACGTCAGGCAAGATTGATATTTTTAACTTTTATCAAGATGGCACAAATACTTACGGTGCTATCTATGGACAGAGTTTCTAATGTTTAGTGCTGCTAAGATTGCCGCACCTACGTCAAGTGGGTACAACCTCACGAATTCCTTGCGGTTTCGTGCCAGTGCGTCTGCTAACTTAACCCGTACATTTACAACACCGACATCTTCAACGGTTTTTACTTGGTCAGGGTGGGTTAAGAGAGGGTTGTTAGGGACAACACAGTATTTGTTCGGGGCAAGTACAACTACTAATTTTGGGTTTAACTCAAGCAACCAGTTGGTATTGACCCTTAGCGGAACAACAGCGGCAACGACGAGCGGGGCGTGGACTGATCCTTCCGGTTGGTATCATGTAGTGTATGTACAAAACGGATCAGCACAAACTATATATGTAAACAGTGTTTCAAGAGCAACAGGCACAACAGCTAATACAGTGTTCAATACTGCTATTGCCCATCAAACAGCATCAGCAAATTCAGCTAACTATTTTGACGGTTACTTAGCTGAAGTTAACTTTATCGACGGTCAAGCCCTAACACCATCATCCTTTGGCTCATTTAACGCCACCACAGGGGTCTGGCAACCTGCTAAGTACTCAGGTACTTACGGCACTAACGGATTCTATTTACCGTTTAGCAATACGGCTAGTACAACGACACTTGGCTATGACTTGTCCGGTAACAGTAACAACTGGACTACCAACAACATTTCGCTGACTGCGGGATCAACGTACGACAGCATGACGGATGTGCCGACGCTGACCAGTACTACGGCTGCTAATTACGCGGTGTTGAATCCACTCGATTATACTAACTCTACTCCTATAAACGGTAATCTTGGTTTTTCAAATACTGGAAGTGCTAATTATTACGGGGCAAGAGCTACGTTTGGGCTGTCTACCGGCAAATGGTATTGGGAACAAACTATTATTGTTGCTGGATCTCTTAACGCATCAGCCGCAGTAATTGGCGGAGGTGTTTGTTCTTCTACTTATTCTCTTAGTAGTGGGCTATCTTCGGGTAGTGTTTGGGGCTTTCAGAATACCAACGGTGCAGGAACATTTAGTTGGAAATACGACAACGGAACGGGAACAAATACATACTCCGTCATAACGGGTGGTGATGTTGTTGGGTTTGCTTTAGATATGGGTGCGGGAACGCTAGCGGTATACAAAAACAATACGTTATTGTTTACTTGCAACACAAGTCTAACTGGCACTGTATTTTCTTTTGTTGTTGATTATGCCAGTGGCGTATCAAACAGCACTGCTGTCAACTTTGGTCAACAACCATTCACTTACACACCTCCGACAGGCTTTGTAGCCCTCAACGCTTATAACCTTACCGCTGGCACAGTAACCACCAGCGGATCGTTTACAGGCAACGCAAGCATCAATGGACCGTTTATCTACTTGAACGGTGCGCCAACGGCACTAACCATTAACGGTAACGCTGTCACGTTTGGGACTCACGCTAACAAAACAGCAAACGGATTTCAAGTCATTACGTCCTCCGCTTCTTATAACGCATCAGGTACAAATACTTATTCAGTCACGACAGCAGGACCGGTATTCAAATACGGCGATGCACAAGGAAATCCATAATGTTTGCTATCATCCAAAACAACCAGATTGTACAAATTGTTCGCAATTCAGCCTTTACGTTTAACGATATTCAATATCCGCAAAACTGGTGGCAATTAGCGTCCGACAACGAAAAAGCAGAGATTGGTGCAGTAGCTATTACTTTTGATGTACGTCCCGATGACCGTTATTATTGGGTGACCGAACATGACCCTGTTTATGCCAACGGGGTTGTAACGGTTTCATACACCACAACACCTAAAGACTTAACAGCACTCAAAGTCCTCGCTACCGAGCAAGTAAACCTTACAGCAGGTGCTATCCTTGCGCCTACCGACTACATGGTCATCAAAGCCTATGAAACCGGTAAGACTATTGATGCTGCTTGGAACACTTGGAGAAACGAGATCAGGACTCAAGTTGTTGCCCAAAAAACAGCTATCTCTGCTTGCACCACAGTAGAACAACTAATAGCCCTTGCCCCTGTTGTATGGGCGCATGACCCTAACTATGTCGCACCGACGGAGACAACATAATGTCTACAAACGCTTTCACCAAGTTTGGTAATACCATTACGTTTCTTGCCGCTACCAGTGCGCCTACGCCTGTTCAGTGCGGTTCTAGCACCATTGGCGGAAATCAGTACAGGATTATCAATAGCGGTAACGTCGTGGTGTTTTTAGGCTACGGTTCAACGTCAACGGAAGCAGCTAATAATGCAGTGATTGTGACGAGTTCACAACCTGCTTTTCCGTTACTCCCAGGCACAGACGAGATTTTGACTTTTGTACCAAACGCATACTTTACTGGTATTACTGCAAGCGGTAACGCAAGCGTTTATATCAGTCCAGGCGATGGAATGTAATTATGTTAAAGACCGTATCAACATCATCTAGTGGCGGGACATCTGGCGGCTTGACTTATCAAGGCGCATGGAACGCTTCAACCAATACGCCAACGCTGACATCTGGTGTGGGTACAAATGGTTATTATTATGTTGTGTCGGTTGCAGGAACAACGACGCTTGATGGTGTGAGTTTATGGTCTGTTGGTGATTGGGCAATCTTCAACGGTACAACTTGGCAAAAATTAGACGGATCAAACACAGAAGCGTTTACGTCTATTACGGTAACCGGTTTGACTGGTTATATGTATGCCAACAATACCAGTCCTGTTACGGCATCAACAACAATACCAGTAGCAAACGTCGCGGGTGCGGTAGCCAATACAGTCAATATTATTGCTGGGACTGGACTATCAGGTGGTGGTGCGTTAACGGGTAACGTGACATTAACTAATGCTGGTGTTACATCGTTTAACACTCGTAATGGTGCGGTGACATTAACGTCATCGGATGTAACAACTGCGCTTGGCTATACACCTGGCACAGGAAACGGCTCAGTTACTTCTATTACTGCTGGAACAGGTCTAAATGGCGGCACAATTACTACTAGCGGCACAATCAATTTAGCCAACACAACGGTCACTGCCGGTAATTACACCAACACCAATTTAACAGTTGACCCTCAAGGTCGCATCACAGCGGCAAGCAATGGTTCAGCAGGAGGTGTCACAACATTCTCAGGCGGCACAACGGGATTGACACCTGCAACGGCTACCACAGGCGCAATTACGCTTGGTGGCACGTTAGTGGTCAGTAACGGCGGCACAGGTTTAACGTTGTTGACCGCTGGGTACATACCCTATGGCAACGGTACTAGCGCATTGGCATCGTATTCCGGTTTTAATTACAACGTAACTTACAATACGCTGAACACGCCTACGTTGTCGGTGACTTCAACAACTAGCACAACTCCTGCGCTATCGTTTAATGCGTCAAACACAAGTGTGGCATCGGGTGCGTCGGTTGTTAACAGCTATTTGCAGAGCTTGTTCCAGAACAGCAGCAATACGGCTGGTGCGTCAGTTAACTATGTCCTAAGTAATAATTTAGGCACAGACTCAAGCTATTACGGCGAATTTGGTATGAATTCGTCATCATTTAGTGCATCAACCCCTGTTGATTTTTACTCGATCAACAACGGTATTTACTTTTCTGGACACGATGGCGATATTTCCATTGGTTCTGGAAACGGTTACAAGCTGTATCTAACCTACGGTACAACAGGTCAATATGCTCACGTTATCAATGCGTCGGGTGCAATTGGTTTATCGACCAATTTAGGTACAACGCCAGCACTATCCGGTACAACAGGATTTGGTACGGCTGGACAAGTATTAACCAGTCAGGGTTCGTCTGCCCCGCCAACATGGGGTGCGTTAAGTGCGTCGTATAGTCGCACAACGCAAACGGCAACGGCAAGTCAAACAACATTTAGTGTTACCTATACAGCACCGTATATCGAAGTGTATTTGAATGGTGTATTGCTGAATACAGCAGATTACACGGCTACAAACGGCACAACGGTTGTTTTAAATACGGGTGCAGGTTCAGGTGACATCCTGGATTTTGTGGCGTTCAATACGGTGTCAATTGGCAGTGTAGCGGCGGCTGGTTCAAATACGCAGGTTCAATACAATAGTAGCGGTGTGTTAGGTGCTTCGTCGGGATTTACTTTTGACGGAACAAACCTTAATATACCTTTCGGAACGTCTGGTTCTGCAACTTCAGTGGCTAAAATAGCACTGGCTATGGCGATGATTGCATAATGGCTATTAACTACGTCTCCGCACAAGCAAATACCGTTACATCGTTAACCACGGTGTATAACCCAACTACGTCTGGTGTTCAGGCAACGCTGACTGGTTGTTTACTTTGTAATCTTACCAATAGTCCAGTTAATGCAAC